TAATACCATTTATCAGCAGTAAATAGAATTTTAGTTACATAAGCACCACCATCTGTCAATCGGAAATCAACTCTTGCATTTCCAGCATCTGCTAATTTCATATACCAAGTTATCTGTCCCTCTGTCCGTCCTGTTCCAGTCTTTTCTATAAAAATCCAACCAATAGCTGCCCTTTCGGCTACAACTCCTTTTGCTCCCTCATAAGCTGAACCTGCCGATATATCAAAATTAGTATCACCAGACCAATCTCCCTGCGTATTTAAATCGCCGTCATTATAGGAGTTGAAATTGTCTTCAAAAATTGTTGCAGGATTTCCTATTAGCCAACTTAAATACTTCGGGATTTTCCACCCTTTCTTTTTAAACCACCAGCATAAATGAATTGGTTTCCAGTTTTTTAATAATTGTTTTATCACATTAGTTCAATTTTATCTTGTTAATTCAAACTTTGTAAGGTCTATATTATCTCGGTTTGAAATGATTATCCGGTCATCCGGAAGGATGAAGTGATAACAGACTCTTGAGGTTTCCTTTATTTTATAGCCAAAGACATAAACCTTAATGAAGTGGTCTATCCCGGCAGGTCTAATATTCCTGTAAAAGTGGAACAGCTGCATCTCTGGCATTACCAGCAAGTCAATCCTCCTTTCCATATCGTCGTATTTATACATCGTGAACATCTTGACTTCCTCCCACTTGATCTCTTTGATCTGGTGGAATATCTTGTCGTTCCCGAATTGGTGGAGTTCCGAATCGTCTTTATAAACAACTCCCCAGACCCACCTTTCTGGTTTTACTTCCTCTGGTTCTCCGTTTTTAATAAATGTGTATATCATAAAAATAACCTTGCCCTCTAAGAGCAAGATTATCTTTTAGCATTGTATTGCTCATAGAGGTATTTTATTACCTTATTAAGTTTTGGCAGAAAGTTATTTCTTCTGCTCTTTTAGCTTTCTTGCTTCTCCACGAGCAAGAGCAGCTTTACTTTGCAAAGAAAACCTACCACCCGAAAGTGCATCAAAGTGTTCAGCCTGCGTAGGAGTGAAGCCGGTCTTGGCACATTTGTGTTTCAGATAAGCTTCTCTCGTTGCGAACACTTTTTGGCACGGACTGCAAGTTACTTTTCCAGCCATCTTAGGCAGTCTCGTCATATTGATAGTTCATCGTGGAGGTTGAACCAGCAACATCACCAGCATCAGTTCCTATCTGATGGATTAAGTAATCGGAGGATCCAGCAGCAGTCAATTCTCCAGTTAAACTACCACCAATTCCCAAGTTAGCGTCTGTTGGTTCGCTTGTGGGCATTACTTGTGTGGCAAGAGTAGATACTGTCACTAAAGGAGTGGCAAATGTTTCCGCACCTCCGTAAGTGGCTTCTCTGGCATTGGTTAAATGAGCAGCAGAGCCACCCAATGCACCGGTTCTCCAGATTTTGAGGTTATCAATCTTTGAAGAACCACCCATCGCTGTCACATCAATTTTCTGCCATTTCTCGTAGGTGTAATCACCCGGAACGACAGGGAAAGCTACTGGGTCTAAATTAGCAGCATCAGTATTACCCATATTACAATTGGTAATATTCGCTGTCTCGGTTTCACCGACTGTGTTGTATTCGTTGATTTGGACTGTAGCGGCCATGATTATATAGCTTTAATTATTTTTTTACGTTTCCTCCTGCGGGTCGACTTTGTCCGCGGAGGTTTTCTTATCATTTTGTCTTTTACTGGATATTGCATTTCGTTTAAGGCTCTGACTGGGAGGGCCCTATCATTTCAGGCCCCCCTGTCAGGTCCTTATTTAGGACGTTGGAGATTCCGATTCCGCTGTGTCGAGGACGGTGATCGCCTTCGGGAGTCCGATGACGTACCCGACTCTCTCGATGATTCTGAGGGCTACCATGTCTTGCTCGGCAAGATTGATGGTCGTCTCTCCATCGGTGTCGGTTATCGTCGCCTCCGTCAGGAGCTTCACCCTCAGCTGTTGTTTGTCGCCGAAGATGCAGGACATCTTCAGGTTTCCAAACGCGATGTAGGGAGATCCCTCCTCTACTTCGGCAGCGAGCGGGAATGCGTCTGAAAGCTCGTATGGATAGTTCCAGATCGTGGCGGGAAGTCCCTGCCCCGGGTTCTGGTATATGTACTGCCCATCTTCGCCCTTCAGCTTCCTGATTACCGAGAGCACGGTGCGGTTCATGTAGAACTTCGCGCCGGCCAAGGCTCCGGAAGGCGTGGCGTCGATCATACTCAGCAAGTCGTCGGCCGTCAGGTTGGTGACGCCGGCTGTCTCCTGGTACACGGGATTCACGAATCCGTTATTCAGGATTCCCGTCCACGGTGTTCCGTCTCCTGCGAAAAACTGGAGATCTTCCTCCTTGGCCACCGCCTCCGCGAACAAAGCCGCGATCAGCTGGGTCAGGTTGATGAGTGAGTCCTCCAAAATTTCCTCGGTGAACGGCACCATGGCCGCGAGCTTCTTCAGGGTCTGGGTCACCAGGGCGAACTTGGGCTGGGTGCTCTTTTTCTTGCCCTGTTCGTCGGTCCAGTACACGCTTACGGATGTTCCCAAAGCTGGGATTTTCCTCGTGTTGCCTGGTCCGCTGAATGGCAGATAAAGCATTTCCCTCCTGGCAAGTCCGTACTGGGTCTCGGCGATCCTAAGGACTTCGTCCTTCAGTTCATCCGGGATGAGCAGGCCGGTGTTGGCGTCGTCCGGAGAATCTCCGGTTGCCGACGTTGTCATAGCCTTGCACTTGGCTATGTCTCCGGCGAGCAGGGCCTTCATGAAGGCGCGAGTTGACTCGTCCTTCTCCGGGTCCTTTTCGACCGGGTTTCCGTCGATCGCCTTTTTCCTCTGGTCGGCTACACCTTCCATGAAGTTTTTGACGATCTTCTCCGAGATTTCGTTCGCCTTGCCTCCCATTACGTCCTGAATGGTATTGCTCACAAGTTCCTTGACCGCTTCAACGTCGATCGCTTCGGCCTTTTCGTCCTTTTCGGCGAGAACTTCGGCCACTTTGGCCTTGCTCTCCTCTGGGACTTCGGCGACGTGCTCCTTCAAGTACGCCTTTTCCTCGTCGTTGATGGCCTCTGCTTTCTCCAACTTGGCTAATATCTTTTTCAATTCATCCATTGTTTTACTGCGATTTTTTGGCTTTTAATAATTCTCTGATCGCTTGATTGATCAGTTTGACCGGTATTTTTTTGTCGCCGCCCTCGTTGACGAGGGGTGTTCGACCTGTCCCTCCAGCTTGGTTATCGGCTTCACGCGAAGCCTTCAGCGCCCCAGTCAGGGTCCTGATAGCCTCGGTTATGGTTTCAAAATTTGATTTGGAGATGATCTCCACGGCCTGCGTGGCCGCCTTCTTCTCGTCGCCTGGCGTCTCGGGCTCCGGCTTCTCTCCCTTCTCTATCGCGGCGATTGCCTCGTCATTGTACTCTTTCATCTCCGGGACCTCCTTGTCAAACTGCTTGTAATGCTTCGCCAGGTGGTTGTAGACGCCCTGCTTGTCTCCGGCTGGGATGTCCACGCCTCCCCTGCCTCCGAGCAGAGCCCCCATGGCTGCCGCCGTACCCTTCCAGACCGCCTTCAAGTCGGCCGCCCTGTGGTGGGGCAGCTTGTATCCGGCTTTGGTGTCAGCGTTTTCGGAATCAAACCATGCGCATATCTTCTTCAACTTTCCGAAGTCGTCTCCGCATTGCTTTATCTGCGCCGGGCCGTCCCAGTCCGCTTCCTCCTCGGCTATGCCATGGTCCGCGTATGGGACTACGCTTTTTACCGACACTACCTCCGTCATCGGGTTGGCCCCTACCAGAACCGGCGACCATTCGAACAGCCTCAGCTTTTTGAGATGCCTTCCGTCTTCGGCGTCGTATGTTTCCTCATCCATGTATCCTATACTGAATTCGTCTATTACCTTCTCTTTGATAAGCTCAAGCGCTTCGGCCGCCTTTTGGACCGCAAGGACCAACTTTCCCTTTATATAAAGACCGCCGAAATTCTTGATGCTTTCCGGCAGCATAGGGTCTCCAGCCGGCACTTCCTTTGCTTCGAGCGTGGCCGCTATCGGCTCTCGCCAGTCATGAGACCATACCCCCTTCGGGAGCTTTTCGGCCAAGCTGTCCTTGAATGCCCCGTAGTCTATGATTTCTCCGTAAGCATCGACGTTCCCGAACACTGAGACGAAAGCTTCTATTATCCCATCGTCAGTGGTCTTCGGTTCGACGATCTTACACGATTTGAATTTTAATTTCATTGTTTTATTATAGCATTTTTATTTTGTAAATACTATTCCAGGAATGCCGGGCCCGTCACGCAGCGACAGTTCGGCTCCATGGGATACTGCAGGCCGTTGGAGAAGTTCTCCCTGAGGCCCACTATCTCACCCCCGACGCCTACGCCGTCCTGGTGCTCCGGCCTGACTCTGCCGTCCCCGGCGTTGATCCACTCTTTGCCGGTGGCGACATCGGACTGCTCGAAACCCTCAAGCATGCCCATGTTGTTTGCCGCGGTGGCCTCGGTCCTGGCGATGAGCTCGCTCCTGTATAGTGGGAAGTCCTGGTAGACGCTTTCGACTCGCGCCGTCAGCTCCCCTATGCCCTCGCCGGCCTGCATGCCGTCGGCTAATGTCGAGCTGAGCTTTTCGACCGTCGTACTATTCACCGACTTGGCGAACAGCTCGGCTCTCTGTTTTATTAAGGTTTGTATCTTTTGTGTAGTATTAAAAGTCTCTTGCGGTGCGATCATCTCGAGCGCCTCGGCCCCGGAGTCCTTGATGAACTGGTCAAGGTATGGCGTGACAAATTCCACCGCGAGGATCCCTTCCGCCTTCTCGTTGAATATCGTCTCTATCTCAATGCTCACCGCCTTGGTCTTGACGTCCTTTTCCTTAGCGTTCTTCTCGAGGGCGCTGATCACTCTGCTCCCTTGGCTGGCCGCGAACTCGTCCACCCCCTCCTTGATTCTTGAGGACCTCGCGTCTATCTTTTTGTTGATCATGCCGGCATACGCCTTCTTGATCTCTGGGTCTTTGAGTAGGGAGACGAGCTTCTTGTCCTTCTCTTTTTTGCCTTTGCCTTTGTCCTTGCTCTCTATTTTTTTGACTACCGCTGCCGCCAGGGCCTCGATTATCTCGAACCTCTGCTTGAGCCAGTACTTCCCCTTGAAGTCAAACACTGGGATCTTCTCCTTCTCCGGCGTGAGGTAAACTTCGGATTTTTCTTTCGCGTTCTGCATGTTCTTTTCCGTCTGTGGTAGCCCGCCGATCGGGATATCCGTCAGTGGCCGGTAGAAACTCCACCCTCCCTTGACCGGAGGAAGGCCCTCTGATTGCCTGACCTCATTGATCAGCAGGTAGTTGTTTTTCAGCCCGGCCTCGTACTCCTTGATTATCAGCTCCCTGTTTTCCGGTGTCGGGTCGACAAACTTTATGAAAAACTCATCGCCATAGGCTGGGGCGATCAGTTCTTCATTTATCTTCTCCGTTATCCGGACCAGCTCCGGCTTGATGGTCTCGGAAAGGAAGATAAACATTGCCGTCTCCGCATTGGCCCTGTTGACGTCGTCGGTCACTGCCACGACCGGCTTCGGTACTCCGAACGCCACGAGGATGTCGTCCCTGGTGAACTTCATCGATTCGATGTAGTCCATCTCCTTCTGGTTTAGTGAGATTTGCTGGTACTCGAGCCCCCCCTCGAGGATCGCGACCTTCGAGCTGTTCTTGATCCCCCTGTGTCGCTTCTCCCAGAATTCTTTGATCTCCATCTTCTGCTCCGGGGTCAGGGTCGTGTCCTTGTTTTTTATCACCGCGTCCGGCCTGGCCGAGTTTAGAAAGAAGTCCCTCTGGTAATCAGTCGCGTATTCCTCTGTCTGCACCCTCTTGCTCGCCGGCCTCAGCGGAGACATTCCCAAGTATGACGAGAGCGGATCCGCATATTTGAAATGCACTATGTCCTCCGGCTCGAATGTCACCTTGCTCCCGTCGCTTTTTTGAAACTCGTACCTCTTGATAAATCTCACCGGGTCGGTAACTATCGTCATCATGTCCGGCCGCAGGTTCCAGAGCTCCACCAGTCTGCCCGATTTGTTTTTTATTTCGAACCAGAACGCGTCGCCGGCGGTCTTCAGGTTTATCATCGTCGTCTCGAGGAATTCCGTCTTCGTTTGGAATGGATTGAATCGGTTGAGCAGGTCCAGGGCTGGGTGCGAAAAAATCTGCTTCATCTCTCCCTTCGAGTTCAGGATTCTGAAAAGCTCGAAGTCTACGGAAGCCACCTTATTTGCGATCTTGGAGATGCACGCGAAAACGTACAGAGACTTTCTGTACTGCTCCATCATTGTCTTGGTTGTCAGCTCCGGTGCAATGAGCCTCGACAAAATTTCGAAGCCCCCCTCGGCCACGGTGTCCTTCTTTCTGAGAAACGAGATCATCTTGTTTATGTTGCCTCGGATTTGCATTGTTTTATTGTAGCATAAAAAATCTTGTCAAGGTAGATTCTCCCCCCTGTTTTCCACAGGCTACACGATCGTGATCCCGGCCCGTGGCTTCTTTCTCATCTGCCAGGCGATGGCCCGACCGAATATCCTGTCGTCGTGCCTGCCCTTCCTGGCCTCTGGCCTGTTGTTATCAGTGTAGACCATGTCGCGCGCCTCGTCCTCTCCCTCCAGGTACGTCTCTATCAGTTCCTCCTTCCGGTACGCCTCCTCAAGCTCCGCGATCATCATCGGCCTCACCGCCGCGGTCGTATCCCAGGTGATCATCCTCACGCCGAGCTGCTTCAGCTTCTGAACGTGCGCCAGTCCAACCCCGTTCTTTTCCACCCCCAGAAAAATGTTGAATGCCTTGCAGACGAACGCTACCTTCTGATCGAATATTTCGTACGGCTCATTAGATGTTATTTCGAAAACTACCGCTGCCTTCTGGGTCTCCGCATCAAGGTCGATCACCGAGAAGTTGTGCGCGTCTCCGGTCGGTGTCCCCTCGGCACCATCGAGTCCGGCGTACATGAGCTTCTTCTTTAGGATCTCCTTTTCTTTGTCGGTCCTCTGCCACGCCTGGATATTATCCAGCGGGATCCTCATCTCCTTCCTCGTCGTTATCTTGCCGAACACGGATCGGCCGGTCTGCAGGAAGCACGACACATCGTCCTCCGGGTACTCCTGCCAAAAGAGCGCGCCCTTGTCCCAGATCTTGTATCTCCTCCACTTCAGCTGTCCAGCTGTCAGGATTATCTTCCATTCCCGGGCCACTCGCGTCACCAGGAACTTCTCCTCGGCCGTAAATGATGCGATGAATTCGTCGTCCGGCATCGCGAACATTTCCTGCGTCGATGCCGAGAGCCCTCGCTTCTCCTCCTCGTTCATCCTCTCCACGCTGTACTCGTCGTCGATGAACCAGGGGATGAAGATCGGCGTGAATGAGCTCGTCCCTTTCTTCGCCTTCTGCCATATCTCGTAGAATTCCCCCCGGCCATTCGCGGTCGTCTCGATATCGATCGTCCCGTATTCGGCCGCCTCTGATATCCCGGCCAGGATCCTCTCCAAGTTTTCGTAGAATGCTGCCTCGGAGAGATGCGCTCTCCCTATTGTGTCTCCTCTGCCGAATGCCTTCTGCCCGGCGGTGCCTATCCAGTAGAAACTTCCCGCCTTCGGGAATCTTATCTCGCTCTTTGAGTCTATCGATATCTGCGGCTTCACCTCCAGGTGGTCTATGAAAAAACGAACCGCGGAGAATAGCCGGGTCGTTGCCTCCCTTTCATGTGAGATCACCACCGCGTTTGTTGGCCGCCGTATGCAGTCGATGAGTTGGTCCGCGTCTATGATCTTACTCAGCCCCTTCTGCCTTGGCTTTAGCCACAGGTTTCTTCGGGTCTTCCTTGCCCAGTATATTTTTTGGACCGGGTTTGACTTGAACGGAACCGTCTCCCCGTGCTTGTCCCGGATCCACAGGAGCCTTTCTATCAGCTCCCGGTTTGTCCTCTGTTTTCTTTGTGTCTTCATTTCCTTGGTTTAGTCTTTCCTCGTCCTCCCAGATGAGATCCTCGAGAGTTTTATTCCCGACCACTTCCTTGATCTTCATTGTCGGCTTGTAGAACGGGTGTCTCTTTTCGAGAAAGAAAGTTATCGCCCGCATGCTGTCCTTGAGTATTCCCTTCTTCAACCTGCCCTCCACCTCCTCGCATTCTTCCGTCTGGATTTCGGACACTGCCCGGGCGAATTCCGGGTCATCCTTCTTCCAATTGTAGTACGTTCCTCTGTCGATTTCGGCTCCTTTGCATGCTGCCGAAATTACCCCGAGCAATCTTTTGAAATAATCGAGGAAGAGTTTCTTTTTTATCCGGGTGCGTTCCTGTTCTTCCCTTTCCTTCTTTACCTTCTCGGCTTCTCCAATAATTAAATACTGGACGATTTTGTTGATTTTTGTTGTTTTCTCTGCCATTTTGATTAGTTGTATATTGGTACGTCTTGGCTACCGAAAGCCTCGCCTGGGCTCAATCTGTGCCTATCTACAATGCCCCTCACGCTCTCTCTCTGCTATCCTAAGACGTTTTCTTTCTGGGAGGCCTAATGTAGCCTCTTTTTAAGCCCTTTTTCCCGCTTTTTTAGTTTATTTTCTGAGCTTTCTCTTTTGTGTAGGCTTCCCAGCGCTTGATGATTACCTCGCAGTATTTCGGGTCTATCTCCATGACGTAGCATCTCCTTCCTTCTTTTTCTGCCGAAATTATTGTTGATCCTGATCCGCCGAATAAATCCAGGACGAGTTCTCCTCTTTGCGAGCTGTTCCTTATTGCCCGGCCGATGAGCTCTAATGGTTTTTGGTTTGGATGAACCATCGTACTTGATGCCCGACGGCTTATCTCCCAGACGTCTGCTTCGAATCTTGTCTCTGGGAAGAAGTGTTTCCCTTCCATCCATCCGTATAAAATCGGCTGAGCTTTTTTTGTCTTCGATCTTCCCTTTATTTGTAGTCCTCCCGGGTTCCTCGTCTTGATTACCATCTCATGCTTGTGTCGGTAGTCTCCCCATCCCAAGGATGTGTTGTTTTTTACCCAGATGATTGGTGTCGAAAATTCAAATCTGTTTTTCCGGAGGGCCCATAGAAATGCCGGGAATGAACTGTAGCCCGAGCAGATGTAAAACGCTCCTCCTTTTTTTACCGATTCAGCCAGCCTGGCTATAAAGTCTTCCGAGAATTTGATGAATTGATTCTCCGGTTGGTTGTCTCCTTCGATTTTTTCAAACTTCATCCCCTGGTAGTCGACGTTGTAGGGAGGATCTGTGAAGACCATGTCGGCCTTGATTCCATCCATTAGTTTCTCGACGTCCTTTTGGTTTGTGCTGTCTCCGCATAAAAGCCGATGCTTTCCGAGCTGATAGACTTCTCCTCTTTTTATCTTTGATTCCTTTATCTTCTCATAGAATCCTTCCGTATCAAAGCTGTCTTCCAAATTGTCTGGCTCGAATATCGAGTCCAGTGCCTCATTTTCAAATCCTATCCCCCGAAGAAGTTCTTCGTCAAAATTACTGAGCTTGTCCCAGTCCCACCCTCCGGTGTTCTTGTTGAGTCTGAGGTTAAGCCTCTTTTCCTCCTCCAGCGTGAGCTCCCTCGATGGCACCCGGACGTCTATCTCCTCCCTGCCGAGGTCTGCATAAATCTTGAGCCTCTGGTGGCCACCGATGAGGTGGTTGTTGGTATTTATCACCACTGGCTCGACCTCGTTGAACTCAACGATCGACTCGGCGAGGTCTTCCCTCTCCTTATCAGTGATTTTCCTCGGGTTGTAGTCGGCCGGAATCAAATCGGCGACTCTCCTCTTTTCCGTCTTCCAGGTTATTTTTTCCATCCTATTTTATTATATTTTGAAAAATCCCGATTACGATTTGCATCGTTTGCAGAACGGCCTTCTGTACCTTTAAGACCAACTGCTCAAGAGTCGAGACCGCCTGCTCGAGGGCTGAAACCCTCTGCTCCAGGTCTGGCCGGGCCTCTGCCACCGCACATGAGCACGTCGCCTGGGCGAGTTGCTGCCTCAGGATCTTCACTTCGTACTCGAGATTGTGGATCCTCTTGAAGGTCTCGTCCTTGTCGCTGAGGTACCGCGTGCTGCAGTACTCCATTCCGGTCCCGCAGTCGACACCAGCGTAGTCTCCGATCTTGGCTGCCGCGATTACTGGCATGACCATCGCTATCAGGATGATTAAAATTGTTTTTTTCATGGTGTTTTGATGATTTTGATATTTATCTTTCTCCGACCTTTTTCAGGTTGTGGGCCCTCACTATTCTCTCCGGGAGGTCCTCCCTGATTATGTCCCCGGGGTTGTATGTTTTCTTGTCGTACGTCATCTGCACTGTGGCGTAGTAGGCGCCCTTGATCGTCTTCTCGTACCTGCTCTCCGTCGGCAACCTCCTCTTGATCCACCTCTGGAACTTCTTGTCCAGGACGGTCCTGTTGTCCGTCGATAGAAAGTCCAGTTGATTCATCCTGCATATCTCGTCTGCGCTGTAGACCTTCGGGTCCAATCGGTACATGCTTTTTATCCCAGCCAGGTTTCCGTACACGCTCCTGAAAAGGTACCCATCCTTGGTCTCTATGTTGTCTGTTATCTTCAGGAACTTCTTCTTGTTTATGACCATCGGATAGTGGACCTCGAAGTCAACCGGGGTCTTCACCCCCATGTCCTTGAGCATTTTGTATGTGTCGCAGATCGCCCCATAGTAGTACCCCTTCTTGCTGCTGTGTTTTTTCTTGTGCTGGGACATCGTCCCCCTGTTGTAGTTCGGGATCTCCAGCGCCTTCTTGAGGAAGAAGAAGTCGTCGTTCATCAGGACGAAGTCTTCACTGACCTTCGGGCTGAGGCAGGCTATCCTTATTTTGTGCACGGCGTTCCTGAGCTTACTCGAGTACGGGTCCTCCGCTGGGATGAACGTGATATTGGACGTGTCCACCCACCGAGGGCAGACGCCTATTATGAAAATCTTGCCGTATTCCAGCAGGTACTTCTGGACGCTCCTGAGGGAGTACCTCAGCTCGTTGTTCCTCCAGAGGCTTCCAGATTTCAGTATGTAAATGAGATCTAATTGCTCCATTTTTTCTTTATGAAAATTATGTTGTTGCCGTATTTTTTGTCTTCGACATATCCGTTCTCGGCCAGGTACTTGTTTATTTCCTCGTTCGGAGGTTCTTCGTCGTATGCCGGAGTGCTCCTGATCTCCACTATGATCGTCTTGAAATTAAGGTTTCCTGATTTCAGGACGTCCAGCACCGTCCCCTCCGTGTCTACGACCAACGTATCATATCCCTCCTGGATGTCCAAAAGCGGGATCACCTTCACCCTAATCTGGCCCTTCTTCTCATTATGCTCTTTAAGCCACTTCTCCTGGCCGGGCAGGAGTTCCTCCTTTCTCTCGAGAAGCGATGAGAAGATGCCTCGCACGTTGAAGTCCCTCTCTCCTCTTTCGCCGATCGCGGTCTCGATGACGCTGTATCCCTTCTCCCTTATCTTCTCGGCGTATTCCGGGACCGGCTCGACGAATGTGAATTCGGCGCCTATCGACTTGTAGATCTCCCCCTCCTCTCCGACGTACCCTCCCACGTGGAGGATCCTTTTGGGATCGTACTCGTGGATGTGCCGGAAGGCTTCGTTTATGTAGGTTGGCTTTATATTCTTAATCCAAAACGTTGATCTGAGTTTTCCGCTCCCGCTT